AGCCGTTAGCCCAGGCAGCCTCTAGCAAAAGCTCCTGCAGGCCTTTGCCGGCGCCGAACCGCTTGTCGGCCGCGTCGAGGGTCTTCTCGTCGTAGAGCTTCTCGACCCCGGCAACCTTGCCGCCGATCATGCAGGCGGCCTCCAGCACCTGGCCGGAGAGCGAGTTGTCGGGGATGTGCGCGGCCGGGGCCTTGGGCCGCTCGGCGCGAAGCACCTCCAGTTCGGTCTTCGTCACGTCCCAGCCCTCGCGGATGGCCTGAGCGGCAATGTCCGGGTGGGCGTCGCCGCAGGCCTTCCGCACCGCCGCGATCCGCTCCTGCTCGGCCGCGGCCTGGGCGCGAATGTCAGTCACCGGGTCCGTCGCCGTCACGACCTTCTCCGGGGTCTCCGTCGCCTGCACGGTGGTGTCCTGACCCTCGGCGCCCTCGACCTTGTCCTTCGTCACAGTGTCCATGTTCCTCGTCTCCTTGGCCGCATTCGCGGCGATGCTGGCGGACGTCTGATCGTCCGCGCCGTTACCCACGAAACTCACTTCCGACAGGCTGGATCGCCGGGCCACGTTCACTGGCCCGACGAACTCCCGGCCGTTGACCGTCACGGTCTTGCCTTCACCGACAAAGTCGACCTGCTGAACGCCGGCCCCGATGCTGGCCTGCCACGGATAACCGTTGTCGGCGTCGGCCACGACCTCGCGGGCGGCGGCGCTGGTGGAACTGACGACACCCGTCACCCGCAGGCGTCCGCCGAGGATGTTCACCGCCTCCAGGTGGCCCACGCGGGACGTGCGGTTGTGATCGAGGTAGACCTTGGCCCCGCCGCGGATCGACAGGCCGTCGAGGTCCACGACCACGGGGAACCGCCAGCCGGCCAGGACCAGCGCCCCGCCGGTGTAGGCGTCCATGTGGAACCGCCGCGGACCCTGGTGACCGTCAGCGCCCGTGGCGGCCGCGGCCTCGATGTGGATGTCCCCGAGGAGCGTCAGCTCACGCGGCGCGTCGGCCCGCTCGGTCAGCGTCTTCGTCGTCTTCATCCTTCTCCTCCGTGTCGTCCGGCGCCGCCTGCGGCTGCGCCTCGGCGGGCGAAAGTCCCAGTTCCTTCATCAGGGCCGTTTCCTTGGCCCGCTGCCTGAGTTCGGTTTCCCAGTCCTTGCCCTGGCGGGCGTACTCCGTGGCCAGGGTTGTGGTGTGCGAGGCGAGCCGCGTGGCCTGGGCCGAGGCCTCCTTGGCCGGGTCCACGTGCTCGTGGCCGTCCCAGAACCACTGGTGCGGCGCGTCGGCCAGGTCGCCGAGGCGCAGGGCCTTGACGGCCTCGGCCAGCCAGGCAGAGAGAATGCGGTCGAGGACGACCGTCTCGAGGTGTGATTGCTCGACGCGGATCGACTTGTAGTAGGTCTGGTGGTCCAGACGGCCACTGCTGTAGTTGTAGCCCGCGCTGTTCCCGGCCGCGACGTTGAAGGGCATGTTCAGGCAGCGGGCGATCTCGTTGAGAATCTCGTGCTTGAACTCGCCGTAGGTGGTGGCCGGCTGCTCGGCCCGAATCTGCATCGGCTCCCAGCCCTCGGGGCCGAAGACGGCCATGTTGGGCTCAAACTCCATTGTCACGCCCGCGTCGACGTCGGCCGCCTCGCCCCCCGGCGGGGCCGTGGTCTTCATGAAGATGGCGATGTTGGCGGCGCTCTCGGCTGCTGCGATCACGGCCAGCGTGTAGCGCCGCAGCTGCGCAAAGAGCGGCAGCGCCGGCAGGATGTCCGGCAGACCCCGCGACTGGCCCGGCCGGTCCTGGCGGAACCAGTGAATAATGGCCTCGGCGGGCACTCGGTCGTAGTCGCGGCCGAAGCCGCCCGACCCGTCACCGGGGTGCCCGCGGAGGACGTGGTACTCGACTGGATTGCCGGCGGCGTCAAAGACGATGCCGTCCACGGCCTGCTTGCCCGCCGTGCGGTTGGGCGTCGTGACCTGGTCGGCCTCAATCAGCCGCAGGTCCAGCTGCACCTGGGTCGGGAGGGCGGGGTTGTCAAAGAGCACGGCGAAGGCCTCGCCGTCCTGCGCCCGGGCCATGCGCATGGTGCGAAGCTTGCCGGGCAGGTCCACGGCCTTCGCCCAGGCGGCGAACTCGCGCTCGATGGTCTGGTTGACGGTCTTGTCGGCTCCGTCGCCCAGGAGCATCTGGAGCCGCGGGCCGGTGCCGATGACGTCATTGGCCAGCGTCAGCACGATGCCGCGGGCGTAACTGTTGTTGGCAACCTCGTACCGTGCCCGGCTGCGGAGGATGCGCCGCACTTCCGGGTTGGCCGCGGCGTTGGCCGACAGGTGGTCGGCGTTGGCCCAGTGGCGACGGTTGTCGGGCGTGGTCTGGGCAGAGTCGAACTTGGCGCGGACAAAGAGTCGCTGCACGGCCGCAATGGCTCGCCGCCGGCTCGCGCCCGACCACAACCCTCTGACCTTGTCAGCTAATCGCCCCATGCGCCCTCACACTGTGCCCGGCGAGATGATCCTGACTTTTCGCAGACTCAGACTCGGCCGAGCCGCGGCCGCCTTGTTCAGCAGGTGCTTGTCAGCTTCGATCACATCCGGCAACGGGTGCTGCTTCATGCCACCGGCGTCGCCATGGGCCTCAGCCGGCCCCTGAGCGCTCTCTCGAATCGTGTCCTCTAGATCGTCAGCCATGAACGTTTCCCTCGATGCGACCACCAGACCGGGCGAGCCAAAAGAGAAAGGCCGTGCGCGGGTGTGTGGCCCCACACGGCCTTCGATTCCTCTGGCGGTTCAACCTGGCGGTAGCGAGCCGCCTGGTTGTCGCCCAGTCTGGTTGTCTGCGGCTATCTATACCGCGGTCTGGAATGCGTGCAAGCGCGTTCCGGCGGAAGGCGATGAATTGTTACGCATATGGAATCGGCGGGGGCGTGTTACGGCTTGCCGGGGGGCTTCAGCTTCTTGAGACCCAGATCGCGGATGCTTTCCTGAGCCCCTTTGGCGGTCCAGTACTTACGGAAGTCCTGTGAAAACTGCGAGAGCAGTGAGCGACCCAGGCCGATCTGTTTGAGAAGCTCTTCGAGCGAGATGCCCCGGTCACTCAAGTTGAGATTGCCCAGAAGACGGTATACGATCCCGTCGGCCGAACAAAGCGTGCATTCTCCGGCGTGGGAGAGGAGGTAAGCCAGCGATTCAGTTTCGCCTGGGTCCAGTTTCTCGAAGTAGGTGAGGTCGAAGCGGCCGCGGAACTGCGAAAGGTCGGAGGGCGTCATCTCGAACACAGTAATCTTCTTGGTGGCGATGTACGGTTCCAGTTCGATGTCATTTCGCTGGCCATCATCCGTTTCGTAGAACTGGGCTTCGTCCAGAACAATGCGGGATAGATGCACGTCGCACCGCTCGATGACGTGGTCCCAAAGGCTGCTCCGAAAGAGCTCGATGACGATATTCGCATCAAGCAGGAGTAACTTGAACTTCTTCGCCATCGGCGATCTCCTGCTGGACGTATCTCATGGCAGCCGACCGGCTGATGCCCAGATACTCGGCGAAACGACCAACGGACATCTCCCCGCGCCGCAGGGCCTCAACCGCCAGGGTGTGGTAGCGGGTCGGCCACGTGGGCGGCTTCTCCTGCTCGCGGTCCTCGTACAGCGGCACCAAGGCCTTGACGTATTCAACCCGTTGCTTTGTCTCCTGCTCAGGCCAATGGTAGACCTTATGAAGCTGCCACAGCAAGGCCTCCACGGAGACATCGAATTCCCTCGCGATGCCGAACATGGCCTCCCAGGGAACCTTACCGTCCTTCTCGCGGCTACGGACAGCTGTGGTCACGGCATCCGTCGGCATCAGGAGATGGCTGGCAAAGCAGCCGGCCAGCTTCTCTTCCATGTCCGATGGTTCCGGCGAGTCCGCCTCGTCCGACCGGCGGAAGACCCGCCATGTGAGCAGATGAAAGACCTCATGAGCCAGGTCGAAGTTCCGACGCCAGCGGGTGTTGCGGGCGTTCAGGAGCACGGCGGCCCCGAAGGCGTCGCTGACCGTTGACGCTGCGGTGCCGGTGGGCTCAAACTCCATGTGGAAGACCTTGACGGCACAGGCCTCCTCCAGGATACGCAGCAGCCCTTGGCCGGGCCGGTCCCCCAACTGAAGATCGCGCCGCACGAGCTTGGCT